TTCAAGCAAGAGAAGTAACACAGTTACAGACAATATTACAAAAACAAGTTGAGAGGCATGGTTCTCATACCTTTCAAGATGGTAGTATTGTGTTAGGTTGTGAATTAAATTATGATAATAACATAAAATCAATTCAGTTAGAAACACAATTTAGTGGTGCTGATATAACTATTGCAAACTTTGCAAATGGAATTGCAACTGGTGGAACATCTAATGCTAGAGCTGTAGTTGTTGTAACTGAGGCAGCTACAGCAACAGACCAACCAGTTATAGTGGTTAACTATTTAAATAATAACACATTTGATGATGGTGAAACTATTACGATTGAAGGTACATCGACTCAAGCAAATACGGTAAGTTCTGCAGGTGCTGCTGGTATATCTACTGGTACAGAAACCGCTGCCGCAGTTGTTAGTTGTCAATCTGGTGTATTTTATGTCGGTGGTTATTTTGTTTTTAAAGAAGCAGAGTCTATTATTCTTGAAAAGTTTACAAGTACTCCATCCTATAGAGTCGGATTTCAAGTTACAGAATCTATAATAACTTCTGATACCGATGGTAATCTTCTAGATCCAGCACAGGGGGCATACAACTATGCTGCATCCGGTGCTAATCGTTTTAAGATTGTTTTAGGATTAAGTGCAAAAGTATATACTGCGACAGATGCAGTTGAAGCTTCAGCAGATGAAAACTTTTATCAACTATTAAAACTTAGTTCTGGTGTAAAACTTGAAGAAACAAATTATCCAATTTATTCAGATTTAGAAAAAACACTTGCAAAAAGAACA